GATTTACTATAAGATATAGTCCTTATTACTATTGCATGGTAAAATAATCCTGTTATAACAACAAGGAGATAGTACCATGAAAAAATCATTAAGAAATCTAGCAAAGGTTGCGGCAGGTTTAGGCGCTGCATATGCTTTGACTAAGATGGGTAAAACTGAAACATCAGAAGCGGATAGCTTAAGAATGCAAAATCAAGCTGATCAGGAAGATGCTTCAAGAGCAGCATTTGCAAAAAAAAATGCAAGAATATCAGACGCACAAAGAATGTCTAATCAAGCAGCACAAGAAGATGCTTCAAGAGCAGCATTCGCGAATGCAAGTAAAACAAGTAGTCCAACAACTTTAAATCCTAAGACAGGTATTTATGGAGAACCCGGTTCATTAGAAGGTTTTAAAGCTTCAGAAGAAGCTAGAAGAGCTAGAATTTTTGGAACAGGAACAAGAGAAATAGATCCAGGTAGTCCTAAAGCAAAACTAGCTGCAAGATTAAATAGATCTAAAGGTGGATCTGTAATAGCAAGAGGAAACAAATTAGCAAGAAGTAAACCGACTAAACTTTTTTAATGGCTGAAGTCGACAAAAACAATGAACTCCCACAAGAGGAAGTTGTTGAAAACGAAATTGATATAGAGTTACCACCTGAAGAAGGTGTTGTAGAGGAAGCAGCAGAAGCTGTTTCTGATGAGTTAGACTTTTATAAAAATTTAGCTGAGGATATGGATGAAAGATCTTTAGCTCGTTTGTCGTCACAATTAATTTCTGATTATAAAAAAGATAGAGTCTCGAGAGCAGATTGGGAACAAACCTATGTTCAAGGATTAGATCTTTTAGGATTTAAATACAGAGATCAAACTAGACCCTTTCAAGGAGCAACGGGTGTTACACATCCTTTACTTGCAGAGTCAGTTACACAATTTCAAGCACAAGCCTATAAAGAATTATTACCATCTGAAGGTCCTGTAAGAACACAAGTTGTAGGATTAGAAACACCAGAAATTTTACAACAAGCAGAACGTGTTAAAGATTTTATGAATTACATGTTGATGGAAGAAATGGAAGAGTACACTCCAGACTTTGATCAATTATTATTTTATTTACCTTTATCAGGATCTTCGTTTAAAAAAGTTTACTATGATGAAATCATGCAAAGAGCGGTATCTAAATTTGTACCTGCAGATGATTTAATTGTTCCTTACTATGCAACAGATTTAAAAGATTGTGAGCGTATTACACATGTTATTAGAATGTCAGAAAATGATGTTATTAAAAAACAAAAGTCTGGATTTTATAGAGACGTAGAGTTAATTGCTAAACAAGCAGAACAAACGGCTATTCAACAAAAACTATCTGAGATTGAAGGTGTTAAACCATCAGGAGAAATTGAAAATCAATTTAATATTTTAGAGATGCATGTTGATTTAGATTTAGAAGAATTTGAAAATACAGGTAAAAAAGACAAGAAAGATATCAGAGTTCCCTATATTGTTTCAATAGATGAAGGCTCACAAGAGATTTTATCTATCTATAGAAACTACGATCCAGAAGATGAGTTGATGAGACGTAAAGAATACTTCGTTCATTTTAAATTTTTACCAGGTTTAGGCTTTTATGGCTTTGGATTAATACATATGATTGGTGGATTATCACGATCTGCTACATCTTCACTAAGACAATTACTAGATGCAGGTACGTTAGCTAACTTACCAGCAGGATTTAAGTCACGAGGTATAAGAATTCGTGATGATAACCAACCTTTTCAACCAGGTGAGTTCAGAGATGTTGATGCACCAGGTGGAAATATCAGAGATCAGTTTCAAATTTTACCTTTCAAAGAGCCAAGTCCAACTTTATTTCAACTTTTAGGCTTTGTTGTACAAGCCGGACAACGTTTTGCATCAATTGCAGACATGCAAGTAGGTGATGGTAACCAACAAGCAGCAGTTGGAACAACAATTGCACTACTAGAACGTGGTTCGAGGGTCATGAGCGCTATTCACAAGCGTTGTTACTACGCAATGAAACAAGAATTTAGAATTTTAGCAAAAGTTTTTGCAGATTACTTACCACCAGTGTACCCGTATGCAGTTTATGGTGCAGATCGAATGGTAAAAATACAAGATTTTGATGACAGAGTAGATGTAATTCCAGTTGCAGACCCAAATATTTTCTCAATGTCACAAAGAGTGACCCTTGCAAATGAAAATTTAAAAATTGCAGCCTCTGCTCCACAACTTCACAACTTAAGAGAGGCTTACAGACGAGTTTATGAAGCATTAGGCACTAGACAAATTGATAATATCTTACTTCCTGAAAAAGAACCTGTACCAGAAGACCCAGCAACAGAAAATTCTAAGGCTCTTCGTATGGAATTGTTAAAAGTTTTCCCAGATCAAGATCATAATGCACATGTTGCTGCACATGGAATATTTATTAGAAGCAGAATGGTACAAATGAATCCAATGGTCTACGCATTATTACAAGGACACATCTCAGATCACATTGCTTATCAAGCACACGGTGAAGTTGGAGCATTTTTAGTACAAGATCCTAACATGGTTCAAACGAAACAATTAGATCCAGCTGGTTATGAAGTACAATTTAATTCTATGGTTGCAAAAAGAGTTGTAGAATTAACTACACAGTTAATACAAGCTGAAGGTGGTGAACAACAAGATCCATTAATAGCATTGAAACAAAGAGAACTAGATTTAAAAGCTTTAGATATACAAAGAAGAGGTAATGAGAGTCAAATGGATATGTCAAGAAAGTCAGAGGAGTTTGATGAGAAAATGGATTTAGAAAAAATGAGATTAGAAAATCAAGAAGTGCAATCTGCACAAAGATTACAAGTTGCAAAAGAAAAAATACAAGTAGCAAGAGACAAACAAGTTACTTCCACTATACCTAAGAGATGAAGGTTAAGACGCCTGGGGTTAGATTCGGTCCACCCCCAATAAAAGGCCCAAGTTCACAAGGTTTAAAATTAAATAGACAAAGCTTGCCAAAAAGTTTAAAACTTCGCTTAAATGGATCAAAAAAAAATAAGTTACAATCATTTAAGTAAAGAAAAAAAATTAATATATTTAGCAGGTGTATTTGAGGGAGAAGGTTCTTTTGGTTTCTGGGGTAAAGTTGGTAAAAGTAATAGATATCTTAGAGTACAAATAAGAATGTGTGACGAAGACATTGTTTTAAGATTTATAGATTATTTTAAATTAGGCTCCATAAGCACATATTTACCAAAAAATAATAAACATAGCAGAAGCTGGAAGTGGACAGTTTCAGGAGATAAGGCTAAAGAGGTAATGTTGCAACTTAATCCTTTTCTTGGTATAAGAAGACAGGAGAAATTTATAGAATGTTACAAATGTTAGGCGCTGTTGCACCATTAGCTAAAATATTATTCAATACAATTGAAAAATCAGTTCCTGATAAAGATCTTCAAGAAAAATTAAAATCACAATTACAAACACAATTACTACAATCCAACACAGCAGAATTACAAGCTGCAGCTAAGATAGTTGAAGCAGAAGCTAAAGCAGGTTGGTTCTCAGCAAGTTGGCGTCCATTATTAATGTATGTTCTTATATTTATTCTTATATGGAATTATGTATTAGGACCTGTTATTTTATTTTTTTTTAAAGCTTCTATAACTATTACTCTTCCAGGTGATGTTTGGACACTTCTTCAAATTGGCCTTGGGGGGTATGTCGTAGGACGCAGTGCGGAATCAGTTGCACGAACTATGGCTAACAAACCACAACCAAAAGAACAAGAAAACGGTTAGTGAAATACCTAGTTATGTTGTTATTGCTTTCTTCGTGCAATAATGTAAATACTCCATATATAGATAGCATAACATTATTAAAAATAGAAAAAACATTTTAATATGATAGACAGATTAAAGGATCTAATAGCTAAAAACTTTTCTAATAAAAATATAGAAACTAAAAATAATATATTAATGAAAAGTAGAAAAGAAGTTGAGATCAATGGTAATGGAACTTCTGGATATACAATTAAAGAAGGTTCTCATAAAGGAACAGTTCTAGGACACATTAAAAGAGAAAAGAAAATAATTGAATAATGAACTTTAAAGATAAAGGTCCTAATGACCTTGATAAAATAATATTTAATTTACAAAAACAAATTAAACTTTTGAAAAAGAAATTAAAAAATGGCTAAGACTATTTTAGTCACAGGAGCTGCAGGATTTCTAGGCTCACACATTTGCGAAGAACTTCTTAATAGAAAATACGAAGTCATAGGTGTAGATAACTTATTAGGAGGAGATAAAGATAATATTCCTTTCTTAAATAATTTTTATAAATTAGATTGTGCAGATTTTAAATCAATGCTTAAAATTACACAAGGCATTGATGTATTGTTTCATTGTGCCGCGACCGCGCACGAGGGGTTATCTGTATTTTCACCTTATACAATTACACAAAATAATATTATGGCAACAGTTGGTGTTGCAACAGCCGCTATTCAAAACGGTGTTAAAAGAATTATCTATTGTTCTTCTATGGCAAGGTACGGAGATCAACAAAGTCCATTCACAGAAGACATGCCAACTAAACCAGTAGATCCTTATGGTATATCCAAAGTTGCTGGAGAAGAAATATTAAAAACGTTATGTAAAGTTCATGGTGTAGAATTAGTTATAGCTGTTCCACATAATATTATTGGACCTAAACAAAAATACAATGATCCATTTAGAAATGCAGTTTCTATTTTTATTAATCGTATGCTTCAAGGTAAACCTCCAATTATTTATGGAGATGGTATGCAGACTAGATGTTTCTCTTATGTAGATGATTGTTTAAGTTCTTTAATAAAAATGGTTGATGATCCGTCAGTCGTGGGCCAAGTTATTAACATCGGGCCTGATGAAGAGTTTGTAACTATTAAAGAGGTCGCTGAGACGTGTGCCAATCTTACTGGTTATAACGGAGAGTTTGAATATGTACCAGATAGACCACAAGAAGTTAAACATGCAACGTGCTCCTCGGATAAAGCAAGAAAGCTACTTGGTTATAAGACCATGACTAATACGAAGGAAGGTATTAAGAAGACATATGAGTATATCAAGGAACACGGACCACGGGCCTTTGAATATCACCTAGACATAGAGATTATAAATGATAAGACTCCAAAGACCTGGACAAAGAAATTAATATGAACCATGTATTTTGTTTTGTAAGCTCTGCAAAAACTGAAAACTATTCTAGACTTGCTTTATATTCTTTTTTTAAAGAAACTAAATTAGAGACTGGTGATATATTTGTATTTGTAAATAATGACGGAACAAATGCATTTAGAAATGATTATCCAATAGATATCTATATAAACAATAAAACTCCAAAGTCTTGGGCAGAGAACTTTAATAAAGGTTTAAGAATAGCTAAAAAATTTAAAAAACATTTTGTTGTAATAACTAATGATATTATCTTTACTAAAGATTGGTTTGAACCACTAAAACAAAAAAACGATGCTATTATTATACCCTCTTGTAATATTAACTATTTATATAACTCAACAAATTTTAACACTACTGCTTGTATGCAAATTGAAGAATATACAGGTAAGGAAAACGATTTAACTTCGATTGTAAATTATCATAAAAGTTTATTTAAATTTACAGATCTAAAAGAAAAAATATTTATGCAAATGTATTTAGGCAGGATACCTTATGAAGTGCATAATGAGGTTGGTTATTTTGATCACACATTTTCTAACTGTGGGGGTGAAGATATGGATTATAGAATAAGATGTGCATTAAAAGGCTATAAAACTTTAATTGCAAATTATTCTTATATGTTACATTTTCATGGTAAATCTAGTTGGGACGGTGGAGAGTCTACAGAAGAGGAAAGAATTAGAAGAGAACAATACCTTAAAAAGGGTATAGAAAAATGGGGAGAAGACCTAACAGAGATATTTATTAAGGGCACTAATGCTAAAGAATGGGCCTATAAAATAGGCTTAAAACAAGAGTTTGATAATGGTGAATCTTATAATATAGTAAGAAAAATAAAAAATAATTATGCTTGATATAGGAACACTACAAACAGTCAAGAATTACATCAAAAAACGCATCGATGAAACCAAGCAAGATATGTGCTATGGTATAGACACCCTCGACAGGCTCCACTATGCTAAGGGCAAGCTCAGTGCTTTAGAAGTGCTGCTTCAGGATCTTAAAGACCTGCTAAAAAAAGAGGAGAACATCGATGACGATAATAACACCTGATAAGGAACTCATCCTTCCTAAAACTGATGATACCGAACAAGAAGGTATTAGAATCCCTACAGACCCAGAAGGTATAAAAAAATATTTAGATTGTTTACCCGATCCAGTTGGGTACCGAATGTTAGTTAGACCTTATTCTGGAAAGAGTAAGACTGATGGGGGAGTTATACTTACACAACAAGCACATGAAACTATTCAAATGACAACAGTCATTGGCTTAGTAATTAAAATGGGATCTCTTTGTTATAAAGACAAAGATAAATTCCCTGAGGGCGCGTGGTGTAAGCAAGGTATGTTTATCATGTATGGTAGATATGCCGGCTCAAGGTTTAAAACAAAATACGGCGAACATCGTATTTTAAATGATGATGAGATTATAGGTATTGTTAGGAAACCGTCAGACGTTCTTCATCTATACTAAGGAGATAAAAAATGGTTGAAGAAACTAAAAAAGCTGATGTCGAGCTAGACTTGGATGATGTTAATGAAACAGAAATCCAACTAGACGATAAAAAAAACAAAGAAGAGATTAAAGCACCTAATTTAAATTTAGGTGAAGTTGATCTTGGATATGTTGAACACAGCAAAAAAGCAAAAGACGATAAAGTTGAGATAGAACAAATAGAGGATTCTAAAGAAGAGAAACCTAAAGTTGAAACTCAACCTAAAGTTGAAGAAAAAGAAAGCGCAGACAATCTAACAGAAATGTCTGAATCAATTCAAAAAAGAATTGATAAACTTACAAGAAAATATAGAGAAGCTGAAAGAAGAGAAAAAGCTGCTTTAGATTTTGCTAAAGGTTTGCAAAAGAAATATAGTGAGTCTGAGAAAAAATTTGATACTGCTGACGAAAATTACTTAAAAGAATTTGAAGCAAGAGTAGATGCTCAAAGAGAACAAGTAAAAAATAAGTTAAAAGCAGCTATCGAAGCTAATGATCCTAATCAGATCATGGAAGCTAACGATGAGCTTACGCAACTAGCTGTTCAAAAAGAAAAAGCTAAATTGCAAATGGCTGATCGTGTAGTTAGGTCTAAGCAACTTGAAGAACAAAGAATACTTCAAGCTGAAGAGGCTAAAATAAGAGCTGAAACTCCGATTATTCCACAACCTAGCGAAAAAGCTAAAGAGTGGGTTAAAAAAAATACTTGGTTTGTTGATGACAGAGTCATGGCAAATGCAGCTATAACAGTACACGAGGACCTAGTGGGTAGTGGTATTGAAGTAGAGAGCGATGAGTATTATAATCAGATAGATAAGCGTATGCGAGATATATTCCCGCATAAATTCGTTGTTGAAGAACAACGCAAACCAGTCCAAACTGTTGCTTCCGCTGGAAGAAAACAACAAGGACGAAGAACTGTGAGACTCACCAAATCACAGGTGGCTATTGCCAAAAAATTAGGGGTGCCACTAGAAGAATACGCTAAATACGTGAAGGAGGCTAATTAGTATGAGCGATAAAAATAAAAGAACTTCACGCGCGTCTGAAGAAGTTAAACAAACAAGGAATAAACCTTGGACGCCACCATCATCTCTGGATGCACCACCTGCGCCAGACGGCTTTGTCCATAGATGGATTAGAGTCGAGTCAATGGGTTTTCAAGATACTGCAAATGTATCGAAGAAAATGAGAGAAGGTTGGGTATTTGTAAAATCTGAAGAGATTAAAAATCAAATCGGAGAACATAATTATCCAGTTATCCATGACGGCAGATACGCAGGGTTGATCGGGGTTGCTGGCCTAGTGTTGGCTAGGATACCGGAAGAGATTGTAAAATCGCGCGCAGAGTATTTTAAAAGAATTACTCGAGACAGAATTACAGCGATTGATCACGATCTGATGAAGGAACAACGACCGGAGATGCCTATTAATATTAGTAGACAATCTCGCGTAACTTTTGGTGGTGGACGTAAGTCATAATTTTTTGACAAAAGTCGACCACTGTATAAAAACT